GACTTGACACTTGATACGATGCGAGATAAAATGCTCCGTGTAAAGCAAATTGTTAAAGATGGAATGCTTAAGAAGTATAACTTTAGCAAAGACGAAGAAGTTGGACTTATTAATTACATGGAAGAGAATAAAGAAAAGTTACGTGAGGTGAGCTTGAGAATGGTAACTAAGATTGCAGATCTTAAAAAGATGTCACCGACACGTTGGCAGAGACTAGCAGAAAATACTTGCATAAAACGTAAGTAATTATTAACCCTTAAACAAAAAGGAGTTCTTTGAACTCCTTTTTTTATGACCTGATGCCAGAATGTATAATTGAAATAAAAGATGAAGTTAATGTTAAAATCCATGACCTTGATCTGGTTACACGACGGCAATTAGAAAAAAAGTTTAAGTATTTTTTACCACATGCATACCATGTACCTGCATATAAATTAGGTAGATGGGATGGTTGTGTTTCTTTCTTTAGTATGGGCGGTGTTACTTATCTTAATTTATTAGATGATATTATCCCTATACTTAATGAAAAATATGATATTAAACTTAAAGACAAACGAAAAAATCAAACATTTAATTTTAATGAAGTTACTAGTACAATACATAATAAATTAGCATGGCCTAAAGGACATACACATGAAGGACAAAATATTGTACTTAGAGATTATCAAGTTGATGTTATAAATCAGTTTTTAGCAGAACCACAATGCCTGCAGGAGATTGCTACAGGAGCAGGTAAAACGTTAATTACGGCTACTTTAAGTTATTCTGTAGAGCAATATGGACGAAGTATAGTCATTGTACCTAATAAAGATCTTGTTACACAAACGGAAGATGACTATAAGAATTTAGGGCTCGATTGCGGGGTATATTTTGGGGATAGAAAGGATATTGGTAAGAGCCACACTATATGCACCTGGCAGAGCCTTAATTCTATGGACAAGCGATTTAAAGATGGAGAGATTGATATAGGTCTTAAAACATTTGTCAAAGGCGTAGTATGCCTTATAGTAGACGAAGTACACATGGCTAAGGCAGATGTACTCCGTAAATTATTAACAGGGCCTTTTGCTACAATACCTATACGTTGGGGGCTTACTGGTACTATACCAAAAGAAGATTGGCAATATGCTAGTTTAAAAGTGTCATTAGGCGATGTAATAAACAGATTAAGTGCATCAGATTTACAAGAGCAAGAAGTCTTAGCAAACTGCGAAATAAATATAATACAAGTACAGGATATAGTTGCATATCCAAATTATCAATCCGAACTTACCTACTTAACAACCAACGAAGATAGGATGGACTATCTTTCAGGTTTATTTAAAAATATAGTAAAAGATGGAAATACCTTAATTTTAGTAGACCGTATTAAAGCAGGACAAATGCTACAAGAAAGGTTAGGAGATGAGAGCGTATTTATATCTGGATCGGTTAAATCCTCAGACAGACGAGAACAATATAGCGAAGTTCAAGACTCTGACAACAAAATCATTATTGCTACTTATGGGGTTGCATCTATTGGTATCAATATTCCTCGGATATTCAATTTGGTCCTCGTCGAACCAGGCAAAAGTTTTGTCAGGGTCATTCAATCAATCGGGCGTGGAATTAGAAAAGCCCAAGATAAAGACTTTGTAAGGGTGTGGGATATTACATCTTCAGCAAAGTTTAGTAAGCGACATCTAACCAAACGTAAAAAGTTTTACACGGATGCTAAGTATCCTTTTACAATAGAAAAAGTTACAATATGAAAATATTAACATTAGATAACCTACCATATGAATTAGATACAGTACCTGAAGAAATAGATGATATACGATATAGTGTTTTGGATTATTCAACTCCTGAGGATGTGGATTATATTTTTATGCCTTTGGTTTTTTTAGAATCGTTTAATGCACCTGCGGCGGCTATTCGAATTGGCCCACACCAACTTAATATTCCGTTAGATTGGAGTTTAATTATTAGTGAACCTGATGTAGGTGATGCAGAAATAATGCCTTTGATGACATTAAATGATCGAGATTTTAAAGCATTTTGTTTAAATCCGCTGTCAGATGTTATGCCAGAATTTTTACCAATTACTATTGAAAATGTTTTTTCTGAAACTAAATGGTTTTTTCCTAAATTAAAACCAGGACATATTTTAACAATTCCGATAGAAAATAAACCAAAACCACGATGTGCATATTTTGTAAAAGAAATTAATAAAGTGCCTGATGTATTACGTATAGAGCAAATATGGATTTAAATGTCTAGTGTACCGCTAAAAGATGTTTGTTTGGCTATTGACAAACGGAATAAAAAATTTTATAATAATTTAGATCCAGAACAACAAAAGAAGTTTAGTACGTGGCTTTATATGCGATATGCTTCTAGTGTTGATAGTCCTATATTTCGCGATCATTATTTACAAATGGTTAACGATCTTGTTAATGTTAATTTTAGTGATTTAAAAAATCATGTAGAATTACAATGGTTGCTCATGTCATTATGTGGTATAGGTAAAAAACAATTTCATCCTTGGATTAAGCCGGGTAAACGTAAAGAAAAACCTAAGGTAAAAACATGGCTTGCAAAAGCATTTCCAGAATTAAAAGATAGTGAACTAGATACATTAATAGAATTAAATACAATTGATGAACTCAAAGACTATGCTAACCAGCAAGGACTCACAGACAAAGAAATTAACCGAATCTTTTAAATGTAAGTATTGCCATAAATCATTTAAACGTGAACGAACTCTTGCCGTTCATATGTGTCAACAAAAACATAGATGGAATGCAAAAGACGAATTGCCTAGTAGAATGGCCTTTGAAGCATTTTGTGTATTTCATAAAACTTGTATGCCTGGTAATGTATATGGAAGTACACCACCATTAGAAAAATTTATTAATTCACCTGAATACAACGGATTTTATACATTTGGCAAATATCTTTCAGAACTCAAGTTGCCATTGGATCAGCAACAAGAATTTATGAAATTTGTTATGCAACAAGGTGTTAAAATAAAAGATTGGACAAAAAGTTTTGTATTAGAAGAATTTATTAAATTGTATTCATTAAAAGAAGATCCTAAGAGGGCAGTCGAATCTGTCATATTATTAGCAGAGGAATGGGGCAATGAAAATAACGGACATTGGACAGAATTTTTTGACAAAGTATCCGCGAGTATGGCAACTCACTTTATTATCACCGGACGTATTAGTCCTTGGATTATTTATGGTACTGATGCTGGTCAGCGGATGGTGGATAGATTAAATGAACGGGAATTAGAATTAGTAGTTAACCATATTAACGTTAATACATGGAAGCATAAATTAAAGAAATATCCTGCATCTTTAAATGAATTAGAAATTATAGATGAAACTTGTATCACAAGATAACGTATTATTATTTCCTATAAATGTATATAAATTTAATATAGAAAATTTTGATCAACAAAAATTTGCAAAATTTGCTATTAGAGTACAAGATTTATGTCCATCTGAACTACGAACCGGTACTGGTTGGCAAAGCCCCCAGGATATACATAATATAAACAAATATTTTAAAGAAAAAGAAGATATTGATTGTATAACAGAAATATTAGAAATGTTATCTGATGGTATTGATAAAATAGCAGAAGATTATGAATTTAACAAATTAAATCTTAATTTAGAGGCTAGAATATTATCTTTATGGTTTAATATAAATCATTCAGGAGCATTTAATAGAAGTCATAATCACGGACCAACAGGGTATTCGGGAGCGTTTTATATACAAAAAAATGAAAATCAAGGTGATATTATTTTTGACGATATTAGACGGGAATCAAAATTATGGATGGTACCGAACGCTTTTTTTAAAAATGATAAATGGGTAAGAGAAAAAATATTTGGATCTAGAGAAATTAATACAAGAACAGGAGATGTATTGATGTTTCCTTCGTGGGCAGATCATTTGGTAGACGTAAATCAAACACCAAATCTTAGGATATCCGTTTCTTTTAATTTTAATTGGTGTGAAAAAAATGACAGATATTGATATTGACTTAAAAAATAGAGATGATGTGTTAACTAAATTAAAACACATACCAGCAAGTATTATAACAGATTCAGTAAAAAAGCATAATACAGGTGTATATTTTCATGATATGCCGTATGATCCTAGCACTAATTTAAGTACAATAAATTATAAAGAAGCAGAAGATTTAGGTTATTTTAAAATAGATTTGCTTAATGTAAACATATATGAATATGTAAGTAACGAAGCACATTTAAATAGATTATTAGAAAGAGAACCAGACTGGGATTTATTACTTCATAAAGAAATAGTCGAACAATTATTTCATATTCATGATCATTATGATATTGTTGCTCAAATGCAACCTAAATCTATAGATCAACTTGCTATGGTGCTTGCGATTATACGACCAGCAAAGAGACAATTGTTGGGAGAATCGTGGCAAACAATACAAGAGCAAGTATGGTCCAAACCAAAAGATAATTCATATTATTTTAAAAAATCCCATGCTGTGAGTTATGCTTATGCGATTATAGTTCAACTTAATTCGCTTTGCGAATTAACTGAATCTGGCGTCGTTTAACTCGTTTTTGTATTACATTTTGTAATGAAATGGTAGGCCCGTATAATATTTCAAAATCTTTAATAGTAAATGTAGTTAAAATAGGTTTAAACGGTGCCCATCGTTGACCTAATATAATGTTAATGGGAATTGTTCTATTTGATTCCCACCACCATTCTTCGCCTAGGTCTAAGAATAATTTCTTTTCGTCTTTTTCTTTTAATTTATTATATACGTATACAGAGGCTATATTATTGCTAACATTTTGTACTATTCCAATGTACTCGTTCGTTCCATATCTACATAAACTGAGAAATGGGAACTTATCTAAAAACTCTTTAATTTCTGTTTCTAATTCCATAATTAATTTGCGATAAATATATTTAAGTGAGATAACGCATGGCAGAAACGCTAACACTATTTAAGTATGATGCTGACATCCATTTTATGTTGGCCGACGATATTAACAAAACGGTGAATCCTCCTATGAATAATAAAATTATTAAAATCTATAAAGGCGTCGACAGCGTCTTAAATTTCTATGTCAAAGACAAAGATCGAAAACCTGTTAGTTTAGCATCTGGTACACTTACAGCATATTTAGTAAATCACACAACGGGCAATTTACTATTTTCTAGACTAGTGGAAGAAATAGATAATACTACAGGTCAAGCAAAACTAACAATTAGAAATAAAGATTTAATAGGTAACGAATCAGGGTTTTATGATTTATCATTAACATTTGAAAATGTTGATGGTGAAACATTAACATTATTTGCAGATAGAGCAAACAATGTCAAAGTAGCAGTTGAAGTTAAAGATGGTCCGATTCCGGCATTTTCAGAATCGGCAATAATAACATTTACAACTCCTGGAGGAACAGGATCTAAAGAATACAGTTCAGCAATAGAAGTTGCATCTATTTCTCCTGATACTAAAGGTCTTCATACATTTGTTGCATACCTAACAAATTATATTGGTAATCTTCATGTTGAAGGATCAATTGAACAAACAGCCACAGGGTGGTTTCCTATTACAATAGGTTCTGGTACCGAACATAAACCATATGATGAGGCTACTACAAAACTTGAACCTATTAACTTTACAGCAAATTTAAATTGGGTTCGATTTGCACACGATCCCGATTCAACTAATACAGGAACGGTTGACAAAATTCTTTATAGAAGTTAAACTATATGTATGAGTATAGTTCTGGATGTAGTTAGATCAAACTTACCTATAGATACAAAACAAACCCCATCTGGTTGGTTAACAATAAATTGTCCATGTTGTATACATTTTGGACAAGCAAGACCTGATAGACGACACAGAGGAGGGGTCATGTTTACTCCTGACGGAGGCATCGTTTATCATTGTTTTAATTGTAATTACAAGACTGGTTGGAAACATCCAGATAGATTTTCTGATAAATTTAAAAAATTATTAAAATATTTAGGCATACCTAGATCTGATATACAACGTCTTACATTGGAAACAATGCGAGAAGCAGATTTGGTTCAACCAGTAAAAGAAGAAACACCCGAATACAAAATAAATTGGCCAGAAACAAATTTACCTACTGGTTCTAAACCACTAGATCAATGGGAATTTAATCCATTGTTTAATAAAGCATTAGAATATATTAGCGAAAGAGGGTTAATAGACTTAGCAGATTGGCATTATAGTAATACAGTAATAGGCCAAATGCAAAATAGAATTATATTACCATATAAGTACAAAAGTAAAGTAGTCGGTTTTACTGCAAGATGGGTAGGCGAAAAACAATATAAATATCCTAAGTACTATCAACAACAGCCTAAAGATTTTGTATTTAATTTAGATGCCCAAAAAAATAATAGAAAATATGTATTAGTTACAGAAGGACCGTTTGATGCAATTGCAATTGATGGTGTAGCGATAGGTGGTAGTAATATAAATTATCAACAAGCACAAATAATAAATCAATTAGGTAAAGAAGTTATTTTTGTTCCAGACCAAGACAAAGCAGGTATAGATGTAGTAAGGCAAGCAGTATATTATAATTGGCCTGTGAGCTTTCCTCCATGGTATGAAGCAAAAGATTGTGCTGATGCAGTAAACAAATTTGGAAGACCATTTACTCTTAAAAGTATATTAGATTTTGTAGAGACAAATAAAACAAAAATAAAAGTAAAAAGTCAATTATGGAAATAGGTATTTTTGGTTGTTCGCATTCATTTGGCACAGGCAAAACATTAGCAGATACCTTATATGAATTAAATGAAAACAAAACTGATAACCTTAATAAAGGATATGGTGCTATATTAGCAGAATTATACCCTCAACATAATTTTACATTATTTCCAGTATTAGGAGGCGGTAATAAAGATATATTAGAAAATTTAACATATGCAATAGAGAATAATCCTTGTGATATGTATATTGTACAAACTACACAATGGCATAGATTTACCTTTGGTGTATTACAATATGTAAAAAAATTATTTAATGTTAATAAAAATATACAAGTATATACATATGATACTAAAACATATCACGGGCAACGAACAGATATAGATAAAAAATATCTACCAAATTATTGTGCATCTTTTCTTCCATGTCAACCAATTCATATTGATACACCTGGGACAGGACATAGTCAATTTATTTGGGGCAAAGATTGGTGTGCCGAAGGTGCTGATGAAATGAAGGAAGTATATGGCCAAGCAATTACGACAATTATAATGGATCATTTTGCTTCTGTTTATTTTTTAGATGAAAATTATATGATGTTTAATATATTAAATATGTTATCTCTACAACATAACATATGGTATTTTTATTGGAATCCTCCTTTTGGAACAATTAAAGATTTACAATATGTAGATCCTGAAACTAGGAAAGATGTTTTATCATTAGAAATAGATATATTAAACGAAAAATGGAAAACAAAAACACGTGATAAAGAAATACAGTCGCAAGATATTGAAACATTTTTAAATAAAAAAATTGGTGCAAAAAAAGTAGTTACAGATTATGTAACTGATCGCGGTACACATTTAAATAATGAGGCACATAAAATGGTAGTAGAATATCTATTATCAAATAAAGATTTTAAAAAGGAACTCGAATGGAAGTAGGAATATTTGGAGATTATCATTCTTTTTGTACAGGTTACGAAGCAATGAAATTAATGTGGGATGTAACCATGCATTCAGAAAATACTAAAGTAGTAAATGATACTATTATAAAAGATGACGACGAAGACGATAAAGGTTGGGAAAGATTATTAGCAGAAAAATTTGAATTAATAAATTTTGAAGTTACACCTTGTTCTAGTAATAAAGATATTTTAGATAAACTAGTTTTATCATTGCAAAGTAATAAACCAAAAGATTTATATATCGTCCAAACTACAACTTGGTATATGACACGATTTGGTATTGTTGATCATGAGACTTTTAAATATAAAACTAGACATAATATTACATATAATTTACCTGATGCTCGTAGTTTTCTTGGAAAACGATATCAGACAGCAACGGTCCCATGGTATCCTGATTATGTTTTTAATAAAATACCATTTACTCCCGGTGGACCAGAAGGAGATATATCAACACCTAGATGGATTCATCAAACAGATGCTGATTTTTCTATAGATCAATCTGGTTTATTTGAATCATGTTTTAGTAGTTGTATTGATCATATCGAAATTCCAGCATTAATAGAAGGACTAGACGATGCTCATAGAATGAGAGCAATTTATGGTGAGTTAGGCAAAGTACTTTTGCATGATCATTTAGGTTCACAAGCAAGGCAAGAAGAAGCATTTGCAGAAATGATTTTATTAAATCTATTAAGTCAACTATATAATGTTTGGTATTTTCATTGGTTTCCGCCATTAGGTAGAGTTGAAGATTTTAATTATATGGAAGATCCCCATCCAACAGGTAATCCTATTGCAGATTTTAGACGGCAAAATAGAAAAGATACTATAGGATTAAATTATGCAAAATTAGAAACAAAAAATACTGATAAAAGAATTCATCCATTTAGTGCAATGGATTGGATGATAATGACATATAGAGATAAAATACATAATGAATTGAATTGGCAAACAGAAGAAGTGCATCATTTAATTTTTAATGAATATATTTCTTCAAATGATACATTAATGGACATATTAAAAAAAGGAAAGGTAAATGGCTGAAGAAGTAAAAGAATATACAGAAGATATGCAAAAACTTTATGTAGAGTTTTTATTATCAGATTCTGAATTGTATGCTAGATGCCAAGCAATTTTAGATGCAGAATACTTTGATAGAAAATTTAGAAAAAGTGTAAAATTTATACAAGAACATGTGTCGGGGTATTCTGCATTACCTACACCAGAACAAATTAAAGCAGAAGCAGGAATAGAATTTACATTAGTTAAAGATGTCGACGAACGACATCAAGATTGGTTTTTAGATGATTTTGAACAATTTTGTAAACATAAAGCATTAGCAAATGCAATTCTTGGTTCAACGGATTTATTGGAAGAAAATCAATTTGGAGCAGTAGAAAAAATAATTAAAGATGCTGTCCAAGTTAGTTTAGCAAAAAATTTAGGTACAGATTATTATGTTGATCCTGGCGATAGATTGCGTAATTTAAAAACATTAAATGGCGGAACAAGTACTGGTTGGGAATCAATGGATGCTAAATTATTTGGCGGATTTAATAAGGGCGAACTTAATATATTTGCAGGAGGTAGTGGCGCAGGTAAAAGTATATTCTTACAAAATCTTGCAGTTAATTGGTCGTTAATGAAATTAAATGTTGTGTATGTTAGTTTGGAACTAAGTGAAAATTTGACTGCTATGCGAATGGATGCAATGAACACTGGTTATTCTACAAAGGAATTATATAAAAATTTAGATGATGTAGATTTACGTGTTAAAATGCAAAAGAAAAAAGCAGGAGCAATTCAAATAGTACAATTAGTAAGTGGATGTACAGTGAACGATATACGAGCATATTTAAAAGAATATACAGTACAAACTGGTATACGACCTGATGCTATAGTAATAGATTATTTAGATTTAATGATGCCTGCACAAAAGAAAGTACCTCCGAGTGATTTGTTTATTAAAGATAAGTTTGTTAGTGAGGAACTTAGAAATTTAGCAGTAGAATTAGATTTATTATTTGCAACCGCATCTCAATTAAACAGAGGAGCAGTAGATGAAATAGAATTTGATCATTCGCATATTGCAGGTGGACTTAGTAAGATACAAACAGCAGATAATGTTATTGGTATATTCAGTTCTCGAGCAATGCGAGAGCGTGGACGAATACAAATACAATTTATGAAAACTAGATCTAGTAGTGGTGTAGGACAAAAAATAGATTTAGAATTTGATGGTAGTACATTACGAATATCAGATTTACCTGAAGGAGAAGAAGTAAGCCCAACAGAAGATATATATGCTACACTTAAAAAGAAATCAACTCTTTCAAAAGTTAAATCTGGATTAACAGAAAATCAGGTAGTCGAAGATACTGTAGATCATAGTGATAGACTAAGAAATATGTTAAAAGGCATGGAATGAAACAAGAAGAACAATTAAAACATGCTAATTATTTTACAACAAATGTAGAATGTGATCAATTGAATACTGCAAATTCTGAAGCAAATCGAATATTACTTAAAATATTTGGTGGTATAGGTGATGTATTAATGTGTTTGCCTATATTACGTAAATTATCTGAATTGCACATAGTAGATATAGCACTACGAAATGCCGATAATTCAGATATTGGCGAATGGACAGAAGAAATAATACAACATAATCCTTATATTAATAATGTCTATACATGGAATTATTGGACAACACATTTAAAGGAGTTGCGAGTATACAAAAAGGTTGTTGTTTATAATCCTTTTCCGTATGATCAAGAAATGTTTTATGCAACACCAATGCATAGAATAGATTTAGCCGCCGAGTTAATGGGAGTCTCTGATTGCAATTATCATGATATAAATATCCATTTAACAAATGATGAAAATGTATGGGCGTATAATAAATTAGAACTTATTAAAAATCCTGTAATTATTCAACCAACAGTATTACGAGATCCTTGGCCAAATAACCAAGGTAAGCAAATTCCAATAGAAATTTATCCTAGACTTTTTAAAGATTTTCCTGAACTAACATTTATAGGTATCGGTACAACAAAAGGTAATAATGGTGATGGAATGGATTTAGGAGAATGGGATAATTATGTATCTTTTATGGACAAAACAACAATTAGACAGGCAATTTCATTATTAAAATGGTCAAAATTTCATATTATTCCTGATAGTTTTTTAGGACATGCAAGTGCAGGATATAACAAAAAGGGTATAGTTATATTTGGTTGTACTTCTCCACAAGTATTTGGATACAAAAATAACTATAATCTTTGGTATGCACCTCCATGTGCTCCATGTAGGATACAATCAGAACCATCAGAATGGCATAAAGAATGTTGTATTAAAGATGGAGTACCAGTAGAGTATGATAATTTAAAACGAAATATTAAGAAATTAATAGCTGAAGAGCTTTCAGGAGTGCTTGACCCTGAGTAGGATGTACATCTCTACCACTTGCCATTAAATTAATAGCGGCAGTAGCATTGTCTTTTAGTTGAGGACCCATTTGGGGATCAGGATGTAATGCTGACGGATCTAAGCCTTGTATAGCACCAATTACACCAGACGGATCAGCAGGTTCTTCGGCTTGTGCCATTGCTTCTTGATCAGGTGGTGCTTGCCACCCTGCTTGGTATGGACTTAGTTCATTTAAATCGAGAGCTTTCATAACAATATTTAGCTAAATATTATATAGTTTTAAGAGGATTGTAAATGACATCCACAAAGAGTTTATTTGAAGAGATTAGTTCTATTGCAACTAAACGTGATAATTCATTATTAGTTGAATCTAGAGCAGAACATATTATTGCAAGTGTTATTAATTTAATACATTTGATACAAGAATCATATTCGCAAGATCAAGCGGCCGATTTAAATAAAAGATTAATTAATGCAATACGAACCGAAGATGTACGCAAATTTACTAGAGGTATGCGTAAAGTAAAAGAGCAGGATGAAAATGAAAATTAAAGATATTTTAAATGATATAAGTCCGCGAATAAAGGCAAAAAAAGATATTAATAAACGATTTAAACGGCGTAAAGGAAAAGCATTTCATTCTAAGCCAGATTTTAATCATAAATTTAAAGTTTCTAATATTACAAAGCGAATAAAAGGCGCATTGTGCGATGACATTAACAACGATACAGAATGAATTAGATCTTCTAGCAGAAGAAAAACAAAGTGGCTTTCAAATTATTAATACTTTAACTGAAAGTCGATTATTTAGGCAACCCCAAGTATTAAACAATTTAGGCAAGCAAGGTCTTAAAGATTTAACTTTTTTATATCTACTATTATTATACATATTTTATAACGAACCAGAAACACACAAAAAGGCAGTACATTACGCAAAACGAACAAAATCATATCGAGACTTTGACACATTTTATATAGGTGGTACAGATCTGTATTTGCTTATCAACGCTAATTTAGGCTCGATCAATAAACCTCTATTGCTTATGTTTCTTGATCGCCTGGTCAATACAAATGTAGAAAGAGAATTTGTTCAACGATTTTTATTAAATGCACAAAATACTTTACGGGTAAACAATAGTGTTTTGAGATCTGCTAGAAGATACGTTCAAGATTGGCATGTAATGGGGCAACAACGTAAATATCAAACATTAACACAAATATTATCATTTGTACGAACAAAAGCAAGATACATAGAAGTATATGATGATATAACCGAAATTCAACGAAAATACTCATAATCTGATAAATAAAATAAAGAGTAAAGTTATTAAGGAGATTAATTATGGCTTTAGACGACAACGCAAGAAGTGTACCTACGAATGCTACATATGGCGCACCTATGTTTGTGTACAAATTAGCATCAACCGGAATTCATACATCACATACAGATTCTGATTCAAACTTTCAGAAGATCCTTTCCTACATTGGACAGCGGACTACAGTATTAGCATGGGAAACCCCAGCAAGTGATGTCGCATATGTTTTATGTGAAGGTGGTATTGATTTATCAACCTGGCCATTAGGTGCAGGCGCAACAACAACCGCTGGAACCATTGATGATGGTGACACTGGTGCAAGTGCAGATTGTGTAATTACCAAATATTTAACATTTGAGTAATAGCATATAGAATTAAGGCGTCTATTTTTAGGCGCCTTTTTTTATGACCGCTAAATACGAATAAAGGTTACATGGCAACATTTCATGACGCCGGAGAGTTTATCGGCGCAAATATTGAATTCTTTTCAATATTCAGTTTAATAGATTTTTCAGATTCAGATATGGGTGCTAATGCATCGCCCTATAAAGGCGATGGCACTAAATTAGATTTAACAAATGTAGAATCTAAATCATATCATCAAGCTCAAAATTTAAATATTTTAATTCAGTCTATTGGTTTTAGATGCCAACCAGTAATGATATCCGTTAATTCACAATCAGTTACTGTTTCATCTTTTAATAATGCTCATAGTGTAAATTTAGGCTCTGCGTATACTGGTACAAAAGAACTTTGGACCGTAAAATTTGCTTCAGAAAACCCAGGTGCATGGAATATTACATTATTACAAACTGAATTATTCGGTATGCCTATAGAAGGATCGTCCAATTTAACCGACTCAACAAGCAATATTGTCGGAAATATAATAAATACTAATGTTGATGATAATGTCAATAGAAACACAATCATCGAAATGGCTGAAATACTTTAGGCGAATACTGGCTCCAAATCGATATTACTATATCGTGTAATTAGTGTAAAAGCACTAGTAAAAGTGATTTGGAAAATAAATGTCTGATATAGAAAAAGCGAGTTTAGAAGCTCATGTAGAACTTTGTGGTGAGAGATACACTCGCTTAGAAGATAAATTAGATGAAGTTGTTAGACGTATAGAACGTAGTTATGTACGATTTGATAAGATGGAGCAATCTATAAATGTTATCAAAGAATTTGCAACAAATCATCATACAGATAGATTTCAAGCTATTGAAACAAGGCAAAGTGCCTTGGAATCTCGTATATCAAATTTAATGAAATTAATTTTATCCGGTGCAGTTGTAATTATAGGTACATTAGTTACAGGCATCTTTACACTTCTTCCCTAATAACAATAAATACAATAACAGGAATTAATAAATGCATATTATCGAAGTAGCAGAGCCTCTTATTGAAACAAAAATTGTTTGGGCGAAAAAAGGCAAAAACAATATTACACGAAAATATAGATGTTCTTTTGGTAAACGAAAGGGCAGAGTTGTTGCAACTCCAATGCAATGTTCCGCTCCAATTGATATGAAAAAACGATTCCAACTTAAAAAAACAAAAGCAAGATTAGGTTCGAAAATGGCACGAAAAGCAAAGAAAACTAAACGATTTAATCCTGCAAGTAAACGGGTAAGGGCGTTAAATAAACAATGAAAGCATTATTAGCATTAAATGAAAGCACTACAGCAGAAATAATTGCTGATTTATTACAGATACCACCTGAACAAGCACAAGCAATGGCAGGACAAATGAGGCTTAGTGAAATATTAAGTCTTGTTCAAGAACTTAAAGCAAATAATATGTGGGAAGCAAGCGAAATTGTTAAACCTTATCTTGCAGAACTTACAGGTCCTTCAGGTACAGGAACAGCCGCAGTTAATCAATCAAAATCTACTGTAAAACCTACTAGGCCAACAGTAAAAGGTCAAACTGCTGATGCTGAAGAAGAACAACAAACAGGCGAACCTGCAGGAGGAATTAATATATCTATGACAGATCCAAATGGTAATGAAGTTTATTCAGGAGATGTTAAAAAGTCAGGTGCAATGCGGGCTGTTAGGCAGTTACCCAAATCTGCAAAGGGCTCAGCAATAAGGAACATAGCATGAAAGTGGTAGAGGTGGCAGGGCCATGTCCTGTAATGATTTCAAATAAAGAAGCATCTGTTTATGACAAAATATGTGGTAAACAAGGTTGCACAAAGGAAGACTTGTCAGAACGAGAAAAGATGGTAGCAAAAAATCTTATTACTAAAGGGGTTGTTGATAGGATTAATGGTCGTCTTTATCCAAGTTTTCGATAAATAATATAAATTGAGTAACGGGGATTTAATTATGAATATTTCAGACTTTGACCATGGTAAAACCAAATTAGATAAAATTAATAATTATCTACAAGAAACATTTGGATTTTCTATTAAAAAAGAGGATGTAACACACGAAGCAATAAGAAATATATTGCAAAAAGTTAGAGACAAACAATCGGAGATTGTTAATGAATCTAATGTTAAAGATTTCCATCAGCATCCTGATTATGCAAAAACTATTATGGTTGCAGAAGCATTGGCAATTATGTTAAAAGAAGTTTCCCCGACACAACGAAAGATCAAAGCAAAAGTTAAGGAATCCAAAATGGCCAAAGAAACACAAGAAAAAAAAGTACAAGAACACGACGCCAAAGAACCTCATCGCCACCTGACAAAGGGTGATGTAGAAGCGAGAAAGAATGAACATGATCGGTGGCTGAAGAAAAAACAAAAGAATCGGAAGCCGAAAGAGCCACATTTGAATAAACCGCTAAAAGATTCAGTAAATCCACGTTCAGTAACACTAGCAAATCTTCGTACATTAATGGAACAAGATTTAGATCAAGCAGAATTAGTTCTTGCCGCTAAAGATATGGTAGACAGATTGCAAAAAATGGCCGAAGATTTAGCATCTATGCAAGTAGAAGATTTAATGCCACTTACAGATGCTATGCGTGAATCATTTGGTACAGAGCAAGCAAATGCATTTAGTGCATCAGCAGATGCAACACTAGCCGCGGCGTTAGAAACAATCAAAGCAACTCGCGAACAAATGGATCAAGCAGTTCTAGTTCTTACAGGTGAAGGAGCTCCTATGAATGACATGATGGGAGGCGAAATGCCACCTGCAGGCGATATGGGCGAACCAATGCCAGGTGATGAAATGGCTGTACCAACTGAAGACGAATTTGCCGGTGAAGAAGCCGCCGCAGGTGTAGAAGGTGAACCATTAGGACGTATTCCTAAAGAATCGGTGCAACAGGCTAAAAAATTATTACTTCAACATGCAAAAAATGGCAAGTTAACAAAAGTATCTATTAAAGAAGCCGCCCAAATTTTAGCTCAAAAAAAAAATTCAAAATAACTGAAGCCGACAAATATGGTAATGACGAATTAGTTGCCGATCTAAAAGGTCTATATAATAAATATGGACCATCGGTCACAAATTTTTTAAGCCAAGTCAGAGACTCGGCCATACAACAGGCTAGCCAAGGATATGATGCATATCAAAAGCATGTAGGTCAACCTTTTGCTAAAGGTGCATATAAAACAGGTCGTGCATTAAATAAAGGTGCAGATGAATTTTCTAAAAAATTAGGTAATACTGATTGGAACATAACACAAATGGGTCCTGACAATAAATATGGTAATGAAGACTTTTTTGCTGACCTTCAAAAGTTTGGATCTGCCGCTAGTAGTGGTACAGATGAATTTGTAGCAGATTTAAATAGACCTAACCCTAAAGCCATAGCAGGAAGTGGAATGAAGGTAAAATAGTGCGAGCTAACGAAATAATTCAGGAAAATAGATTTGACCCCGAATCTATGAAACACGAAGTACTTACATTATTAACCTCGGCGGCAGCCGAAGGTATTACACAGATATCTCCAATTAATTTATTGCAAGATCTTAAAGCAATGGGGTATTCTATGACAATGAGTGGTTTATACGAATTATTAAATGGAGAACAACTTATTAAAAATATCAGTAATGATGTAATTGAACTTGCAATTACTGATGCAGATGCATTTACTAATCCTGAAAAAAGCGAAGCAGATGTAAATAAAATACATAAAACAGCAGTTAAACAAGCAAATAAGGAAATAGGAATATAGAATGGCTTATTTTATTAGTGCAAAACAAGCAAGAGATAAAGCAAGAAAAGATTCTGTTATTAATACAGAAACAGCAAGCATCGAAGCGGCAATTTTAACAGCAGTAGAATCTAATTTACTTACAGCAACTATTGATGACGGTACTACAATGACAGAATCTAATAGCGGTGATGCGGCACAAGTTCTTGCTGAAAGTTATCATTCTGTTTGGCAAGGTGGTACTACTGATGCAACAAAAACAGATCAAATGGCACAAGTAATTAAGTATTTTGTTGATTTAGGATACAGTATCCATCGACAAATAAATACTGCCTCAAATACCACATTCAAGTGGGTAGTTAGTTGGTAATATGAATATTGTAACATATAACGAATTATTTATAAAACTCCCTTTAGCATTTAATATTGCAGAATTACGAAAAGCAACTCATACAGTTAGGAATCTTGCTAAAGCATTAATTGGTAAAGACTTTAACGAAACATATACGTTAGCATTAAATCATAAAAAGAATGGCGATCCTTGGGAAGGCCAAAAAGTTCGAGGATATTACTGGACACGCCCTGATGATACTTATGAAGAAGTAGAACGATGTGAGCCAATTAAAGAAGATGCATATACAGAATTTAATGAACATTTTAAACATACATATTTTGCCGAAGTATATAACACATTAACAGAAAAATATAAAACAGGTAGAATGCGATTAATGTTGCTTCCACCTAGGTCAACAATTAGTTGGCACAGAGATCCTGAAAAACGTATACACATTCCTATTACATCAAATGCGGGATGTAGGCACATTATAGAAGATGAAGTAATACATATTCCTGCTGATGGACAAGCATGGATACATGATGATACTAAGTATCATACAGTCACCAATGGTGGTGAGACACCTAGAATATCTTTAGTAACAACTCTTTTAAACTAATATATGATAAGAAAAATATTTGGTGAAAGTATAGGTGTATATACCTTACCTAATGCAGAATCATATAATGATGATTTCATTAAGTTTGCATATTACTCTAAAAATTTAGTTGAGAATACAGATATTTTTAAACTAATGAAAGAGTCGGATGCTCCTCAAGATATGAAAGATCATATAGAACCTTTTATACATAGATCACATTACATACCAGGTTATCCTTTAAAATTTTTAGATGATGTGATGTGGGCATTAAATGAGTATACACGAGAATTAGGACCAGAATTTAATCAACATAATTTTCCTTATTTGGTACCATATGTATCTCGAGCATGGACTAACATAACTATGCAAGGCGATTATATAGGATCACACGATCATGCACGATTTGATGCTAAGTTTAGTGTATCGTATTATCCTAAATTTTTACCAGAGCAAGGAGATTTACATATGGAAAACACTGGTTTAAAAGCAACTAAGAGAACATACCCTTGTAATGAAGTTCCTGTTAGAGAAAGAATTGAAGGTAAACAAGGACAAATAATAATATTTCCAGGGTACCTAAAGCATCACACAGAAATTAATAAATCGCCAGAAGATAGAATATCTACTTCATGTGATATTAAATACATAGGAATTAATAGTGATCTTCCGCCGCCTAAAGTAGTAGAAGATATAACTTCTGCATTTCAAAAAGAACTAACAAAAAATTTTAAATTATGAAAGAAAAATGGACAATTAAAAGAGCCTTATGGTTTTCATTAGGCATGATTAGTTTAGGTATGGCATATATAGGTGTAGTTACACCTGGTATACCTTTTAGTATATTTTTAGTAATAGCCGCATATAGTTTTGCTAAATCTAGCAAAAAATGGCACGACTGGATTTACAATCACAAATACTTTGGACCTTTTTTAACTAATTGGACAGAATATAGAGTGTTTCCGATGTATGCTAAATGGTCTATGCTTATTGTTATGGCAAGTACATTAATAATAACATATTATGCAATAGATAATATAAAAGCAGTATTATGGTCAGGAGGTTTTATGGCTTTAGTTGCAATATGGGCATGGCGTTATCCAAGCAGTAAAGACGAACATACTAGAAGAATAGAAGCAGGCGAAAAAGTCGGCTGGATTCGTTGACAAAAACTTATTAATATGTTATACTTTATATATGAATCTTATAGAGAAGTACGACTATCCGTCTCTAAAACGGATCAATAATTCAGGCAAAAGGTTATATAATACCCCATCTGGTAATCTCCCCTCTGTTACAACAATCTTAGATAAAACCAAAGATAAAACATTTCTTATAGAATGGAAAAAACGAGTTGGTGAAGAAGAAGCAAATCGTATAACAAAAGAAGCCTCGGGGTTAGGTACTATATTTCATAAACATTTAGAAAATTATATATTAGGTGAAGAACGACCTAATGGTAATAATTTTGTTTATAAATTAGCCAAAGACATGAGTGAAGTTGTTATAGAAAAAGGATTGGTTAATATAAATGAAATATGGGGCTCAGAAATAAGTCTTTATTATCCCGATTTATATGCAGGTACTACAGATTTAGTTGGAGTACATGATGGTACACCAGCAATAATGGACTATAAAAGTACAACTAAACCTAAAAAAGAAGAATGGATCGAAGATTATTATTTGCAATGTTGTGCATATGCATTGGCCCATAATGAATTATATGGAACTAAGATTAATAAAATCGTTATAATAATGTGTTCACGAGAAAAGCAATATCAAGAATTTATTTGCGAAGGGAAAAAATTTGAAGATAAATGTGAAAAATGGACAGAACGATTGGAAGAATATTATAAATAAAAAACTAACCAATAAGAGGAAACTCGAGGAGAACAAAATAATGAAGAAACCAACCTTTTTTCCGAATGTCAGGTCATTTCATCCTGGTATGGGACAAGCCGTTGCCGAACGAACAGTATTAAGAAAAAAACCAAACGGAGAATGGGAAACATGGCATGATGTTGCTAATAGAGTAGCAATGGGTAATAGTTTGTTATGCCCTAAAGAAGAAGATAAAGATAGAGAATTTAGATTATTAAAAAAACATATAGCAAAAGCAAGTCTGTTAATGAGTGGCAGACACTTACAACATGGTGATGAAAAACAGCCAGAACGAAATATGGAAGTGTTTACAAATTGTGCTACATCAAGCACAAGTTTTATACTTTTTTATTTACTGTTAAACGGATCAGGGGTTGGACGATGTTATGATGATGACATGATGTTGGTTGATTGGAATAATGCACCCCAATTACGATGTGTATTAGACGAAAGTCATCCAGATTTTGATTATTCAGCACATACATCATTGCGAGATGGAAAACACAAATACGGTCAAGGAGAAAATACTCTTTGGTATGAAATTCCAGATAGTAGAGAAGGATGGGCCCAGGCATTAGAAATTTGGGAAAATGCCGCTTTTGAAAAAATTCATAAAGATAAAATGCTTGTATTAGATTTTAGTAAAGTACGAGCAAAAGGAACACCCATTGGGGGGATGCAGAATAGACCAGCAAGTGGTCCTGTATCTTTATTAAATGCCTTTGAAAAATGTGCAACTATTAAAGATGCTGGCATGGAGCCATGGCGACAGTCGATGTATGTAGATCATTACATGGCTGAATGTGTACTTGTAGGAGGCGCTCGACGGGCCGCTAGGATGAGTACTAAAACATGGAAGGATAAAACTGTATTGAATTTTATTACAGTTAAAAGACCTATTGAATATATTGGATTAAACATGGAAGATATAGTTCAATATAATAAAGATTCTGCGTATCCTCCAATGGGCTTTTTATGGTCAAGTAATAATTCTGTTACTACAGATAAAGATTTTTGGAATAGGCTTAATGTAAAACGTGGTGATGCCAAATATAATGATGACTTAACAAAACATGCTAGAGCTGTGTTTAAACTGCTTACAGAAGCCGCTTATGCTGATGGTACAGGCGAACCAGGCATACTTAACTCTGATATGTTAGTACAAAACGACGAAGGATGGGATGACTTAAATCGTGGTGATTATGTCGGTAGTCCTAAGTACCAACTTAGAGAAGATACACAAATATTAATGAGTCGTCTTGCGAAACGTGCAAAGAAAAAGAAGTTTCATACAATTACAAATCCGTGTGGAGAAATTGCATTAAATGTATTAGGCGGATTTTGTGTTATTGCAGACGTAGTACCTTATCATGCAGACACATTAGATGAAGCAGAGGAGGCTTTCCGTGTTGCTACGAGGGCTTTATTGCGTGTAAACGGCATGAATAGCATATATGGTAAAGAAGTAGAACGTACAAATAGGATAGGAGTAGGATTAACAGGTGTGCAAGAGTTTGCCTGGAAATTTTTTAAATTAGGATTTAGAGATTTAATAAATGAAGAAAAATCTAAAGATTTTTGGATGGCAATGGCACGTTTTAATAGAGCTGTCAAAGACGAAGCAAAAAAATATTCTGCTTATTTAGGACAAACAATTCCTCATACAATGACTACCATTAAACCTGCCGGAACTACAAGTAAATTATTTGGTCTTACTGAAGGTTGGCATTTACCAGCATTAGCATGGTATATGCGATGGGTACAGTTTAGAAATGACGATCCATTGGTAGAGCAATATAAGAAAAATGGTTATCCTACAAAAGAATTAGTACAGTATAGTGGAACTACTATTGTAGGGTTTCCGACAGAACCAGTTATTGCTGGATTAGGTTTGGAAGAAAATCTTGTTACAGCAGGTGAAGCAACACCGCAAGAACAATATCAATGGTTAAAGTTAGGGGAAAAATATTGGATTCAAGGTGTCAATGAAGATGGGACTTTAGCAGAAGATGTTGGCAATCAAATTAGTTATACTCTTAAGTATGTACCTGAAATTGTAGATTATAAGCATTTTAAAGATATGATTAAACAGCACCAATCTACTGTAAGAGCATGTTCTGTAATGCCACAAGCAGATATTTCTGCATATGAATATCAACCAGAAGAAGCAGTTTCTAAATTTAAATATGAAGAAATTAGCAGAGCAATTGCAGTTGCAATGACAGAAGATATAGGTAGAGAACATGTTGATTGTGGTGTAGCACCAGGTGGATGTCCTATTGATTTTGATGAAGAACAAAAAGAATGGGCATTAGAAGAAGAAGATCCTAAGACAACATTATTAAAAGAAGTTGCATGAATGTAACAATTTACACTATTGATAATTGTAAATTATGTGACCATGCAAAAATAATAATGGAAGAACGAGGAGTCGAATATGATGAAATTCGTATTGGCATAGATATACCAAAAAAAGAATTTAAAGAAAAACACAATGCAGATAAGGCTCCGCTTGTTTATTATGGTAATTGGCGGGTAGGCGGAGCCAATGAATTATGGAAAGCAATTTATAGAACAAATTTAATTCCTGTAAAAATATCCGCTGTCGATCAACTCCTAAAAAACAAATAAATATGTTAGTAGAAACAAATAAAAAAGGAGATGTTGTTACATTAAAATTAACAACATCCGAAGAGTTAATATGCTCTTACGTAGAAGATGATGCTGATTCATATACTGTAGATAGACCATTTATGGTAGGAATAACACAACAAGGCATAGCATTAATGCCTTGGTTACAAGCCGTAGATATGAAATCAGGTAAGGCAGTAAAAATTAGTAAAAAACATATCGTTGCAATTGCTGAACCTGTAGAAAGTATAGCAAAAGAATACAGTTCACAAATGAGCGGTATAACATTAGTATAAAGGAAATATGAATGCCCGCGGCAATGACAGAATTAACAAAACCTTCAAGCAAGGTTTGTGTAGCAAACGGTTTGGAAATGATGGATTACAGTCGAATAAATTTCATTCCAAATCCTACAGTAAAATGTAATGATAAACCTATATCGTTGCACCAAACGGCTCCTGATACATCTTATACAGATGCAATAAAAACACGGGATTCACTTCAGCCCTCACATAGAGTTAATACCCCAAAAACATGTTTTATAGACGGTAATAGTGCCGCCAATGAATCCGATATGGAAATGTGGCATAATTTACGTCAAAAATATGGTAGTGGCGGGTCTACTCCTCCTAGTAATGCATGTGCCGGAGCAGGTCCAGGTAATACTTCAAATGGAGTTCCACCAGATTATCAATGGTATTTGCCTTCAGTTGAAGCAAGTCCTGGCGATGCAGATTGGGACAAATGTAATAAAACTGGATTAGATTTAACTAAAACACCGCCTAGTAATCCTAATCCGAAACAAAGTTATTACGGCATTTATGATAAAGCAATTAAGAAAAAATTGGAAAAAATGATTTCTCCTAATGTTAAGATAGGTGGATAATGGCATACAGCGAATTTAGAGACAATTTACAAACATTTAATAATTATATTTCAGCTGAAAAGCACTCGGTAGGTCTTGAAGGTACATATGGAGATTCTACAGTAGTACGGGCAGAAATAGGCGGAAATATGAAAACTATGATTTGTAATTTACTTGCAGGCAATGGTTTAAAACCTATGCCTCAAATACAAATTTGTTTAGATATGAACCTAAATGAATTATTAGGTCTTGCAAGTGCAAATGCGGCATTAATGGGTGCATTAGGGGCATGCCGATCGGCTCTTCAAGCATTTAATACCCATACAGGTTTATCTGCTACATTAATGAGACTTAATGCAGTTATTGGTGAAGCCGCGGCAATAGCAAGTATGATTAACTTTTGTGCCACACCGATAAATCCCAAACCTATTCCAAATTTATTGGAAACAGTTATGGGAGCATTTTTAGGTAAAGGCGAAGCAATTCTTAATAAATTAGGTAGAGTAATACCAGATAGAGCAAGTGTCTGTTTTGATTTTTCTACAGGAAAGCTCAATACAGATGCTTATATAAATGGTGGATTGTTACAAGAAATTCGTGATGCATTAGAAGCAGGTATAGATATTAGTGGTATGGTTGATGATTGGATTGCACAATTAATGTCTATTGCTGATGATTTTAAAAGAATTATACAATTTGAAAATGACATAGCAAATGCGGCAATGGAGCAAAATGGATTGGGCGGAGGCACAGGAGATAGCCTTGCACCTGTAACATTACCTGATAGTAATCCCGAAGTACAAATATTTCAATCAGGATATAGTACTGTACAATTTGCCGCAGATGGGACAGAAGTAGCACCAATAATAGTTACAAAAATAAACAATGCAACAGCAACAACATCGACAAAAGTTACATTAGATGTTGTTGTTAAATTTACAGAAAAAATGGATCCAGCATCACTTACTTGTAGGTTACCTGATTCTACGGCACCTAGTTCGGGATATTACGGAACTATAAGAATACTTGGCGGACCAGATATCAATGGTAGTAATGAACGAATTTGGAACTCAACAGGAGTACAAGCAATTAATCCTAAGCCAGAAGGTGACGGAGATACAATATTTGGTGGGACAGTTGTTTTAGATACTTCAACCTATCAAAGTTCAACATTTACATTTGCAGTTGGTTCGACTAACCATGATACTTCTCCACTTAAACCTACCTCAATTTCTGGCAAAGAAATGCTTTCTATACAAGCAATTCAATTTACATGTAAAGAGGCAGTAGCAGGAGAAGGTGCAACAAATTATGTAGGAACATCATTACCTGATCAAACTCCAGAACAACAACAAAAAGCAATAGCAAATTATCAAGATATGCCTACTGCAATTAATAACGCTCAAAATATATTAACAATATGGAATCAATTGGCAGGATATCCTGTTCAACGAACAGATGGTACAATTTTAACTAATATATTTGATGCATTTTTAGACGAAGATTCAATTGCATTAGCATCTGCAGGAGAATCTTATATTGCACCTGTTTATACCCAAGTTGCAGAAAAAGATTATTGTGGTAATGTAATTGGTTACAAATATGAATTTACCCAAGGATCATTAGAAACACCAGATGCAATTGCCGCAGGTACAGTCACAACATTGGCATCTGAGCGACCTAGAATTCTTGAAATTACACCTAGTTCGGGCGATACAACCGTTGTAATTGACGGAATAGTTCAAGTACGATTTAATCAAGATATGGATTTTAGTACGTTTACATTAGGTGATACTCAAACTACATGGTCGGCTACTAAAGTATATTCAATAGGTGATTTGGTAGAATATAATGGAGCAGAATATTCTTCAGCAGTAGCCAATAACACAAACCAAGTACCACCAACTAGTTCGTCATATTGGACAGCAACAGGTAATGTTGCAGTATTAACAGCAGGTAGTGGTTCAGTAAAATTTAAAAATTCTACAACAAATACATTTGAAACAGGCGGAACTATTACATATAGTAATAAGTTATTAACATACACACCAGTAGAAAACATGATTGCAAGCAATGTATATCAATTAACTATAGTTGGTCAAAATACATCAGCAATGTATCCTACAATAGGTTCATCTGATGATCATGTTTCTCCTGTAGAAAATACTTCAGGTATTGCAATGGCAAGTACATTTCAATCTACATTTACAATTAATTCAGCAGGAAATTCAACTGCTTCATTAACAGTATCTTCGGCGGCAGGCACAATTAAAACACCTAGTTATACAGTTGCTGAACTAAATGCATTAGCGGCATTTTATAGTGCTAATGATCAAGGTTCACAAGCATGGTGTTCAAATGAAACAGGTGGTGCTTGCATGGTTGTATATAACGGTGCTAATTGGATAAGAATTGATAATAGTAATGTAATAAGTGCATAAAATAGACGGTTGACACACAATTTTAATTATGTTATAATAAATATTAATGTTGTTAAAGACTCTTTGTTGAAAACGACTGGACGGCGGTGCGATTCCGCCCACCTCCACCAAATAAAAATTAGAAGCATTTAATGGAATAAATGAAACTCGTACTTCCGGGGAGAATCGGTATGGACGGGGAATTTGCTACAATCGTTATTATTAGTCTTATAATAGGTATTGTTTTGTTTGGAATAAATTTTTTAGAAAATAACAGTATTTGGCTCTTTTAGTTTTTAGTTGATGGGGGTGAAATAGATATCGACACCGTGGGATGCAACGACGAGACAACAAAAAACATAATCGCAAATAATAACGATTATTCACCTGCACAGGTTATGCTTGCCGCATAATCAGTAGCCGAGTTAGAGGATTGTCCTCCGGGGGGTCACTTGGGAACAGAAGAATTCCCCCATTACACACAGACACACACAAGGAGAAAATTATGTCTAGTAATCCATTTGAACTTAGATTCAAATTACTTGAAATGGCCCAAGGCTATCTTCAAGAACAAACAGCAAGGCAAGAGCAATTTGTTACGGATGCTTGGAATCTAGCAATAGAGAACGGTACCGCAACTATGGAGTTTTGGAAAGAACTTCAGCCAAAGTCATATAGCATTGATGATATTAAGACTAAGGCCACTGAGCTCTACGAATTTGTTGAAAACAAATAATTTAAATTAGGGGGACTAAGTCCCCCTTATTATAGTAATAGTTAACCACCAAAAAACACTGAAAAGTGGTCAAAACAACCAAATATACTAAAAAACCAGGTAAATATACTAGTGATTATAGATAATCACTAACAGGAGTAAAAAACTATGGACATTATTAAAAATGTATCTGCTTGGATTAGAGGACTTACAGAAATTGGTCTTTCGGTCATAGCATTAGGCGTTGTATTCCAAATCATTTTTGGTACAAACGTAGTATTCCTTCCTATCGACATCCTAGGTAATGTAATCAGTTTCGTGAAAGCATTAGGTGGAGAAGGACTTGTTGGCTTAATCGCGTTATGGATCCTTTGGGGAATCTACAACAAGAAGTAACGAGGAATTCTAAACTAGTCCCTGTCTTATTTCACGAATGATCCTAGGCAGGGATTCCTTTTACGAATTTGAGGTTTACACCAATGACAAAAAAAATAATTTAATATTTAAAATTTAGTGAGGAATAATAGTATGAAAAAAATTATACTAACCGCCTTGTCATATCTTTTTTTAGGTGGAATGGCGTTAGGAATCCAGGGCGAGATATCAAAAGCCACAAAGCAAATTGAACAACATACAGAACCAAAATTTAGAAATACGTTTATGGTGTTCTCAAAAGAACAAGTAGAATGTCTTGCTATGAACATTTATCATGAAGCAAGGAATGAAAGTTTATCAGGAAAGATTGCGGTAATATTGGTTACAATGAATAGAGTTGCAGATAAAAGATTTCCTGCTTCTATTTGTAAAGTAGTTCATGAAGGAAAACATTATTACAATGAGAAAAAGAAAAAATATTATCCTTTTAGAGACCGCTGTCAATTTAGTTGGTATTGCGATGGAAAATTAGATGAACCAAAAAATAAAAAAGCCTGGGCATATTCATTGGCCTTATCAGAATATTTTCTTAAACGCTCGATGATGATTATTGATTTTACCGAAGGAGCAACTCATTATCATGCAGGTTGGATGGAGAAGTTTCCTCGATGGTCAAAACGTAAAAATTTTGTTAAAACGGTAACAATAGATACACATTTATTCTATAGATGGGAGAATCCTAAACTACTCGCATCACGATAAATATTTGTATGTTTATATATGAAGTAACAAAACCGTATGCACATAAAAAATTACTGGCTTCATTAAAAAGTATGGAGCCAGAAATAGTAGGGCAACGATTAGACAAATATAAATTAACTAGTATTGTCCAAGATGCGTTAGAACCATATAGAGTTGAGGTTGAATTTACAAACACATCTAACGTACCTAAGGATGAAATAAATATGAATGCTGGTTATTCCCAAAGTGTTGATAAATGGAATGATCCAGATCATTATGCAACAAATTTAGATTTGTTGTTTAATAATAGACAGAGAACTTATAGTTTCTCTAAAGAAGGTTTTGATGAATTGGTTGTTAGAATTAATGATGCAATAGGACACGAAAGAATTCATCAAAGACAGGCAAGAAAAAGAAAATTACGCCATCCAGGCTCTGAATATACAGGACCTGAAAAAGGCAAGGCAGAAAGAGATTATTTAGGAAAACCCGACGAAGTAGAAGCTTTTTCGTACAATATAGCAAGTGAATTGTTACGTCGGCATGATAAAGAAACTATCATAAATGCATTTAGAACGGGTGATTTAAGTATTCTAAAAGATAGCATAAATTTCGTTGCGTATCTTTCTAGTTTTGAAGATACAGATAATAAAACTATGCGAAATTTAATTAATAAAATTTTAAAGTATATAGAAAATTTAGATTAAAAGAGGATTATGCATGTACGAATACAAAGCACGACTTGTAAGAGTTATAGATGGGGGTACTATTGATGCCGATATTGATATGGGATTTCAAGTCCATATTGGCCAACGTATCAAACTATTTGGTGTTAATGCTCCCGATCCTAAATCACATGATAGTGTAGAACGAGAAAAGGGATTAGCATCAAAGAATAGATTAATAGAAATTTTACCTAAGGAAATTGTAGTACGAACAATGTTAAATAAACGAGGTAAAGTTGGAAGAATATTAGGAACTATTTTTGTTAAAGAAGAACATGGCGAACTTACAAACATAAATGACTTAATTATAAAAGAAGGATTTGCTACCCCTTATCCAACAAATGAAGATAAATAATTAAAACACTTAGGAGTTATAAATGTCACAAGAACGATTTACAATAACAAGCCCAGCATACGGATCAGATGGATCTTCTACCCAAGGTAAAACAAATGGGTCCGGAGAAAACCATGCAGGTGCAACTTTTTTAAATGATCCGCTAACAGTTAATAGTACTACAAATATTTCTAATTCAAATGCTGATGGTGCCGCTACTCCTAAATTATATGAATATGCTATTACTACTGGATCTATGACTGCCTCCAGCACAAATGGAACAGTTGCAAGTGCAGATAGTTCTGCATATACTTCAGCTAATATTAGCACAGATGCTAAAGCAGAAGCAATAGAACGAAGTAATATGCGTTTTCATAATATGCTTGCTAGACTAGGAGAAACAGAAGAAATTGTACGTTTTGAAATCGATAGTGAAACATTACCTGCAGGCACAGGTGTTCCTACAGCATCAAGTACATTTACAGTAACATATGCAAAACAACCAACACACCCAGATTCAACATATACTGCCGGAGCATTAGCAGTAAAAAGATTAGCCGCCGAAGGAATATCGTTCAATGGCGTTTCAACTTCCCAACTTAGACATGTTTATTATCCTAAAAAAATAACAGCAGGTACTGAAAATAAACTTTATTACCAACGAAAAGAAATTACATGTCCTGTTTTAGATACGGATGTAGCCACATTATATGGAAAAATGGGCTGTACCGAGACTATTCAAAATGCGACACATAGTCATCCATAATATATGGCCAAACCCGATAAGCAAATTATAAAAAGACAAATATATGAACCCTTTGGGTTTAGAATAGGTGTATATGACCTTGACTGCCATCACTCAATAAACCAATGGTTGGTGGAACGGGCATATACTCTTGATAAATTTTCACAAGAACACGCTGATACTTTTTGGGAAATACCTGGTGCCGAAATGGGTGTCCGTACAAAATATAATGATAATAAAGAATCGTTTATTGGTGCCCATACATGGATTATGAATAGGTGTCATAATTTTCCTGGATTTCCTCAGGAACTTTTAGGTAAAATTATGACATGTGCATATGATTATGCAAAGTATGTAGGTGCATCTTTAAAAGCACCAGAAAATTGTATGTTATACATAGAACGATGCTGGTCGACAATAACAAAACCAGGTGATGTAATTAGAGGACACAATCATTCTCGTCATATGTTTGCCTCAGCATATTATCCATCTCATAGTCCTGACCAAGGAGATCTTTGGTTTGACAGGGGCGATCCATATGGACATTTTTTATTATACGAACCTAACAAAGGGCCTGCTGAAAGATCTCATATAAAAGTAAAGCCGGGGCAGTTCGTAATATTTCCTTCTGTTGCATTACACGGAACAGATGTAAACAAATCTTCAAAAGACAGAATTTCATATTCTTTTGATATAGACCCAGTTGGATTAGATTATAAATTACCACCTACTAAAATAGTAGAAGATGCATGGCATGATTTTAATACAACTATAACAAAAATTGGACTAACGGAGGCATTATCGGAATGATATTTGGTTTATTTGTGCTATTTACGGCATTATTAATATCAGGAGTAGCCGCCTGGTATTCTATTGTTGGACTAATGGCTATTTTTAGTGGAGCCGCTTTGGCAATTGCTATTATGGGCGGAGTATTAGAAGTAGGTAAATTAGTTACAGCAAGTTGGCTTTATAATTATTGGAAGGTAGTACCTAGATTTCTTAAAATATATCTTACAGGTGCAGTAGTAGGTTTAATGTTTATTACATCTATGGGTATCTTTGGGTTTTTATCTAAAGCACACTTAGAACAAACTGCAATGTCTGAAGAGCAAGTTGCCCAAATAACAGTTTATGAAGGCAAGTTAGTTAGAGCAAATGCAAAAATAACACGCTGGACAGATGAAATAGATCGGTTAAACAAAGGCGAAAACGTTAGAGTAGATAATATAGTTGCTAGTGAAGAAGAGCAACTACAACGATTATACAGTCGTATTGATACAGAAAAAGAAGCATTAAGATTAACTGCCAAAGGCGCAATTGATATACAACAAGAAAAATTAAAAGATTCAGATCAAAGAACAAAAGATGATATAGCACTTATTAGTAAACGTGAAGGTGACAATCAAGAAGAAATAGATAAAATACGACAACGTGAAAGAGGCATTGCATGGATTGCTCGTAGAGATATTGGTAAAATACAAGATCAACTAAAATTAGATTTATTAGAAATAGATAAAAGATATGCACCTGATGTAGATGCAGTTAATAAACGTATTGCTACACTTAAAGAACAATCTAATTTAAAAACAGAAGATATAGATAAACGTGTAAACGAATTAGAAGGATTTATTGAAGCAGAACAAGTAATAGTCGATAGCGTTAGGGATGATAAATTGGTTTTAGAAAAAACATACAGAGCATTAGAAGTAGAAGTTGGTCCGGTAAAATATATTGCAGAATTTATATATGGTGATAATGCATCGGGTATGTTAGATAGTGCAGTTAGAGGAGTTATTTTATTATTAATATTTGTTTTTGATCCTCTTGCAGTATTATTAGTTATTGCAGGAAATATGACTATACGGCAATATATTGATTTAAAACCTTTAAATATGCGAAAGGAAGACGATAATGATGTTAGAATTGAACAGGAAGATATACCAGAAAGACCAATTCCTGAAACAGAACCAGAGCCTGAGCCGGAACCGCCTGAACCTGAGCGAGAAGTTAGAGTTGATGAAGATGTTGTTGAACATAAAGAGGAAGAAGAGGTTGGCGTTTCAGAAGCAAGTGAGGAAGTTCAGCGGGACGATATTAGACCTGCAATAGGAAAAGCAACACGATCACCTGAACCAGGAATTGCTGGAATTATTCATCCAGAAAAAGATGAAGAAACAGAACAGAATATAAATGAAATAAAAGAAATATTAGAGAAAGCAGATCCTGAAGTAAGAGAAAAAGTAGCAAAAGAATTAGAAAAAGAAGACGACGAAGTAGTACCAGTATTAGTTGATAAAACAAATAAAACAGTTTTAGAACCATTAGTTAGTAAAGGAAGGTCATTATTAAAATCTTTAGCATCCGGCAAGAGCAAGAAAGTGAGTTGGATTAATACACCACATGAACCCGAACACTAAAAACTTTATCTGTAGTTTTTGTAATAAAACTCGAGAAGAAGTTAAAAAATTAATTCAAGGTCCTGACAACGGCGCTTTTATATGCGACGAATGTATTAAACTTTCCTTTGATATTATTAGTGAAGAAGAAAGTGAAATTAATGAACATTATGTTTACACCCCACAAGCAATTTACGACCATTTAAATGAATTTGTCATTGGTCAACACGAAGCAAAAAAAGTCTTATCAGTAGCAGTATATAATCATTATAAACGAATTAATCATATAGCATCAGACATAGAATTGGATAAATCTAATGTACTGTTATTAGGTCCGTCTGGCTGTGGTAAAACATTAATGGCAAGTACAGTAGCAAAAATATTAGATGTGCCATTTGCAATAGCCGATGCAACTACAGTAACAGAAGCAGGATATGTAGGCGATGATGTAGAAAATTTAATAACTAAACTATTGCATAATGCAGAATATGATATTGATAGGGCAGAAAAAGGTATTGTATATGTTGATGAAATAGATAAAAAAGGACGAAAATCTGAATCTGCAAGTATTACGAGAGATGTAAGCGGCGAAGGAGTCCAACAAGCATTGTTAAAAATGATAGAAGGCACCGAAGTTCGTGTACCCCCAGCAGGTGGAAGAAAGCATCCTCAATCTGAAATAGTAGAAGTTGATACTAAAAACATATTGTTTATATTAGGAGGAGCATTTATAGATTTAGAAAAGCATATTAAAAAACGATTAAACAAAACAAAATCGATAGGATTTGGAGCAATAATAGATGAACAACAAGATGACACAAATTATTTTAATCGAGTAGAACCAGACGATTTAGTTGAGTATGGCATGATACCTGAATTAGTAGGTAGAGTACCTGTACGTGTAGGTTTAAAAGAACTTACAAAAAAACAGTTAATACAAGTATTACAAGAACCTAAAAATAGCATTATTAAACAATTTAAACGAATATTTGAAATGGATAATGTTAAATTAGAATTTACAGATAAAGCATGTGAAGAAATAGTTAAAATTTGTAATGATACAAAAGTCGGCGCAAGAGGATTGCGATCAGTTATAGAAAATGCATTATT